TCTGAAGCATCTTATCGATTTCATTGATCATACTATGAGCTTTTATGTTCATATCTTCGTTTGCTTCCATGTTTTCACTAATGATTTTTTTATGTTTAGCTTCATTAGCTCTTTTGGGTTCTAGATTTCCACCAAATACCATCTTCTCAACATGTTTAGTGAATTCTTCTTCACTTAATCTTCCTTGCATTTCAGCTAATGGTGGTAATTCACCACCACTTGCTTCACCACCCACTGGTGGCATTCCACCCGCTATCGGTGGCATTCCACCCACTGCTGGCGGTGGTGTTCCCCCTGCTGGTGGCGCTCCTGCTGCTGGTGGCATTCCACCTTGAGCAGTTGCTCCACTTGCTTCACCACCCATTACTAATTCGGGTTGAGCAAATCTTTTATCAATATCAGTAAATAAACCTGATTTCTTTATTGTAACTGGTGCATCAGCAAGCTCTTGCATAACAACCTTTTCCATTTTCTGTTGTTTAAGGTCATCAACGATTTCCTTATCACTCATATTAAATATAATACGTTTTGCATTGGTATGTGACATTGCTGCAATTCCGTTTTCACCACGTGTTAATTCAGTATAAGATTGCGCTTTATCACGTAATAGTTCCGATTTAAGCAATTCTTGCTGTGTTGATGGATTTGTTAATGTTAACTCAAAGCTGTTTAAATCTTCGTTGCTATAACCTAATAAGTATAAATGTATCATAGCCATTTTATTAAGCTCCTGAATCATTGCTTGTTGAATACGACTTACTTTTTTTGCAAAACGTATATCATATTGTGCCATGTTTTTACCAGCGCCAGCAGCATCTTGAAAACTTAAAAATGGTTTAGGAACGCCAAGACCAATAAAAAGATTATCTCTTAAATATTCTATATCTTGAATTGCATCGAGATTACTAGCCCCGGGCAATGTATCAATACCTGTTTGTGAATTGCTATTTCTCATTGGAAGGAAATAATCTTCATCATTCCCCAATATATTAAATCTATAGTCGATTTGTCCATCATTAGGATTCACCTGACCTACTTTTTTAAATTTAGTTGCAACCTTATAAATATAATCTTCAATATCGTCTTCATCGATATTACCAACATCTATCTTAAACACTTTTTTCTCACCAGCACGAACAATACGATAGGTTAACATGGCATCTTCAGCCATTACAAGCTGTCTAAAGACCCTACGAACCTTATTTAATATGGAACTACCATAGGGTAAGTACTTATCATCCCCAAGTAGTCTAAAATGCGCTATTTCAAAGACGTTGAATTCATCACCTGTCATTCTTTCCTTAAATTTGACTAATGGTTTACCGTTTTGAATTCTTTCAAATCGTTCAATTTCATAGTTAACCATTTGTTTGACGTGTGTTATACCTTTTTTTCTTTCGCCATATAATAAGACAAAATTATCACCATATTTTACAGTATTTCTAACCCAAAATGGTAAATTAACGTTAACATTAACAATATCATAGAAAAATTCTTCCAATAATGATTTAATACGTTCTTTGTTTGAATATATATTAAGCATTTTGCCATTAACACCGATGGTTGTGGCTTCTTCCATGAATAAATCCAAGGCTGAGGATATAATTGGGTAATATTCCATACCCTCATAGTCTATGTATGCGGGCAGACGTGCTGCCTCATATTGAAGTGCCTTTTGGAATCCTCTATCTGTTGTACGAAAGAATTTACTTTGAAGTTCTTTCTTTTGTTGTAATTCTAAGCCTTTTTGATGAATTTCTTCAGGTGTATTACCTTTGATGATAATCTTAGTTTCCTTAGCGGGGGTGGATTGTGATACTGATGGTTGTGTCTGTTGTCCACTAAAATCACCGAGATTAAAAAATCCATTAAGTTGTTGATATATTGTTCCTTTTTTTTCTTCAGCCATTTCTATAATTTTTTATAGTTTTTTATAAATACAAATATTTTCTGGAAAATACTTTCATATAAATACTATTTGATCTACATTTGTAAATCTAATTTAATTATCAGGGATATAATAATGAAGGTCAATAGGTTTATTGAAAGAGGAAATTTAAAACATAATGGATTTTATGACTATTCATTAGTTATTGAAGCACAAATCAGAGAAAAGTTTAAAATTATTTGCCCAATACATGGCGTGTTTGAGCAAAGAGGTGATGCACATTTATCGGGACAGGGATGTGGTAAATGCAAAAAATCCATATTAAAATCTCAAAATGAATTCGTTATAGATGCTAAAATAAAACATGAAAATTATTATGATTATACTCTTGTTAATTATGTAAATTCAAAGTTATGTGTTGACATTATTTGTCCTGTACATGGGGTTTTTAAACAAACACCTGATAATCATCTAGCTGGTCATGGATGTGCTAAATGTGCATTTGTATTAAATTCATCTATAATGAAAAATGTTTCAGCAGATAAATTTGAAAATGAAGCAAACGAAACACATAACGATAAATATGATTATCAAAATTCAATATATACTAGAGCAAAAGATAAGATAAATATTAGCTGTAAAATACACGGGGAATTTAAACAAACACCGAACGATCATTTATCTGGAAAAGGTTGTCCTAAATGTGGAGTGAACCTATCGATAGGCGAAAATGAAGTACGTGACTTTATCGAAAATGAATTAGGTTTTAAAACAGATAAAATTAGAATAGAAAGTAAAGAAATTGATATTTTTATTCCAGAAAAAAATGTTGGCATTGAATACGATGGTCTATATTGGCATTCGGATAATTTTAGGGATAAAAAATATCATTTAAATAAGACCTTATTATGTGAAGAACATAATATTCAACTACTTTTGAGGATGAATGGATTAATAAAAAAGAAATTGTTAAATCAATAATCAGGTCTAAATTAGGCGTTGTTAATAATAAAATATTTGCTAGAAAGTGCATTGTAAAAGAATTGAAAGTAACTGATGTTACAAAATTTCTGTTTGTGAATCATTTACAAGGCAATGTAGGGGGCTGTGCTAGATATGGATTGTACTATAATGACGAGCTAGTGTCATTAATGACATTCGGTAAAAAAAGAGCATCAATGGGTGTTAAGATTAGAATTGATGATGAATATGAAATGATGAGATTTTGTAACAAACTCAACGCAACTGTTGTTGGTGGAGCAAGTAAATTATTAAAACATTTTATAATAGAACATAATCCTGCCTCAATTCTAACATTTGCTGATAGAAGATATTCCAATGGTAATTTATATCTAGAATTGGGTTTCAAGCATGTCGGGTATAGCGACCCTAACTATTTTTATTTTTCTAAAAACAGTCTAAAACGTGAATATCGTTTTAAATACAGAAAAGATATTCTTATTAAGCAGGGATTTGATGCATTAAAAACCGAGCATCAAATCATGCAAGAAAGAGGGTATTATAAAATATTTGATTGTGGTCATATAAAATTCATCATGCGTTTTTAATGTTTACATAAAATATTTACTTTTTTTCTTTGATTCCATTATACAGCCAATCATTTACCATATGTGGATTATATGGTGAATTGCTGTTTGGCGAAATATATGGTTGTGTTCTATCAGCCATTGACCTTTCCTTAACTTGATTAAAACTTATCATAGCGTTGATCAGTTTTTCACTAAGACTTTTACTTTGTTTAAACCTAACCATATCAAAATTATATGTAAAGAGTCCAATTGCCAATCCCATTATGGAATCATCATGAAATGAACGTTTATGGTCTGCAACTCTGTTACCATTAACAGTAACAAATGTTTTTAATTCGTTTAATAATCTTACTGATCTGATTGTTATGTCAGCTAAATTTATTGCTCTTTGCAATTCTAGCAATACTGATGCACGATTGTTTCCGATAAAGAACCCCGGGATTAAATCCACTGATATTATAGCACCATCAGGCATTGTTTTCTGTCCTTTTTTGATGTATCCTTGAAGTCTATCTCTTGACGGTTTATGTGTAACTTCTGCATAATGAACGTTTTCATACCCAATTTCAAGTAATTTTTCAACTGTTTGAATGCCAATACCTCCTGTTATATCAACAACGCAATATGCATTATTATATCGTTTCCCGAATTGATATGCTATTTCGGATAACATCTGTGGTGTTACTTTGCCATAATATTCGGCAACTTGTTCTAACTTATGCCTTTTTATCTTAACATCTTTTGTTTTTCCGTTTTTTGTTATAGACCTGATTTCAATAATTTCATCAACCTTCATTATGTTAATGGTAGAATTATCCTCACCATGCCCAGCAGATGCATCAATACCCATAATATAGTTTTGATCTGGAATTGCATCTTCCCAAATCCACATGTTCAAATCAATATATTCTTGACGAATAGGTGTTCTTACTTCAAAATCTTGAATACGTTTAATATATTCTTCAGCAATGAAGTTATCACCAGAACCAAGGAAACTACATAAAAGTTCTTGTGCGATTGCCTTCATATCTCCATTGGCATCCTTGACTTGTTCTTCAAACCATGGTGAGCTTGCTTCCCAACCATCATCCATCATTTGAATTCTTCGTTTAGTATCCCAATTTTCATCAGGTAATCTAATTTCAGTTTCTTTTCCTTTGTTTTTAAGCCATGAAAGATTTTTATTATATCTTGGGTCGTTAAACCACCACAACTCAACGGCTTTCCAGTTGTTTTCACCTCTTCTTGCACCATCAAAGTGTTTGTAAAATACTGCATCTAAACCAGATGGAGTACTAACCATGATTGCTGCACCACCAGTACCTAATGTTGGTTTAGCTGCTTTCCAAAACTTATCACCCTTTTCTGTCCATGCGGTTTCATCCCAAAATATTAAAGTAGGTGTCATACCACGTAGACCTTTAGATGAAAATGCACCTAATCTAGAACCATTATCGTATATTTTTAGCTTTTGAGTATCTTTAAGATTTTCTTTGGTTTCTCTACCCGTTTTAGGTCTAAGCCATTCAGGACAACCTTCTATAAATAATAAAACATCACTCATGATTTCATCACGTGCTGTTTCTAATTTATCCGCAACAATAGCTACTTGTCTATTTTCATTAAAACAAATATACCATGCTATATAAGCACACGTTGTTGTTGAAATACCAGCCTGACGATATTTATTGGCAACAACAAATCTATTTTCTCTATAGGATTTAATTAAATCTTTTTGAAAGTCGAATAGGCTAAATGGA